AATCATAAAATTCTGTAACAGATGTGTTATTAAAAAAATCATTACTAAATGTAATCTCACTATATTGTGCTTCTATTTGGTCAATAATATATTGTAATCGTATAGCATATTTTAATTCTTTCCAAGAAACACCATTAGCATTATAAGAGTTATTTGAATTATAATACAAATTACCTAATTGTGCATTTGACAAAGCACTATCATAAATTAATTGTTGAGTGTGTGTAATTAATGGAACACAAAGATTTTCATTAGTTAGTGTTCTTTCTAATACTGTTTTTACCTGTGAATATGTATAAACTGTATCTAACCCACCCAAACCACTTAAATTACCTAATTCATCATCTCCTAAAACATCTTTTAAATTTACAGTATTACCAAAAAATGTAATTCTATATGTGTGTGCAATATTATTTTTTAAATCTACTCCCTCTAATTTTATAAAACCATCTTTAAATGGAATATTATTTAATTCTATTTTTGCTTTTCGTTTTTTTCTGCCATCAAAAGTTCCTGAAATATTAAACCTTTGATAATGTCTAAATAATTTGTTATTAGTTTTTGAAGCAGGTAAACTAAATGTTTGTGTAAACTCTGTAAAAATTTTAGCTATGTCTTTTACATTTTGTATCGTTTGTGTAATAGATACGCTTTCATCATTAAATAAATCTACCCTAACATATATTGGTGTTAAGTCTTGATCTATATTTTGGTTTATGTATAGTTGTAATTTTTGCATTATCTAACATTATTAATATAATCAAATGCTTCTTCAAAGTCTATTGTGTATTCTATTAATCTGTCATTTAATTGTGTCTTTCTAGTAAAAGAACTTGTTACTACTTTTACTGGTATTGTTTTTTCTGTCTGTGCATAGTTTACGAATCCACACATACTCTGATAGTAATAATTCTTCAAACCACTCGTTTGTAAATTCAGGGTAATATCCTGAGCTTAATCTTATTTTACCTTTACCTTGTTTGTTGTATGTTTTTATGTTGTGTTGTGTTGTGTCTATTGTTGCTGTATTGCTAGTTGCAAAAGTTACTAAACTTTTTTGATAATTTTCTGATGTTGTGTTTAATGTATCTACTGTTTTTGTTTGAAACCACAATTCTTGTATAGCACCCCACTTGTTTAAAAACAAAACTTTTATAGGTGTGTATTTGCTACACTCTAATCTTTCTATTGCTATTGTTTGACTTCTTAATGTAACGCTTGTTTCTGCTGCATCAAAATCATTATATTGTACAGCACCATTTGTGTCAAGATATGGAAAAGAACCCTCATAACCAACAGGTGAATATACTTTATAACTATCTACCCC